GAGACGGTGCACATCGACAATATTAAGCCGCACCCTGCCAACCCGAACGACGGGGACGTAGCGGCGATTGCCGAGTCCATCCGGCAGAACGGCTTTTATGGCCGTGTTGTGGTGCGGGACTCTACCGGCAAGATCCTCGCCGTCATCCTAGAGCGGTGCAGCGAGGCGGGGATGGAGTGTGAGTTGATTACGCAATAATACAACGACTCACGCGCGCATGGCACGCACGGAAGAATACAGGGCCAAAGAGGTCGCCGGCGCCCTTCGGGCGGCGAACGGCGTCGTGCGTCAAGCTGCCACGGCGCTGGGGTGCGACCCGTCCACCGTGTACCGCTACGCCAATCGCTACGTCACTGTCGAGCGGGCGATGGAGGAAAGCCGAAAGGACCTCGCCGGCGAGGCCGAAGGCTACCTTGTCGCCATGATGCGCGATAGAGAGCACCCGAAGCACTACAAGGCTGTGAAGGACGTGCTGCGCAACTACCACCCCGACGACTGGAGCGACACGAAGAAGGAGCTCAAACACGGCGGCGACGGATTCGAGGTCAACATACAGCCCCCGTCCGATGATTGAGATAGAGGCCACCGGCCCACAATATCAGTTCCTGCGCTCGCCTGCACGGTACCGGGCGTTCGTGGCAGGAGTAGGGTCTGGCAAGACTTATGCAGGCGTGCTGGCCTCCCTCGTCGCGTGCCAGCGAGCCGAACGAGGCGCGATTGTGGCCCCGACGTATCCGATGCTCAAAGATGTGGTGCTGCCGACCTTTCGAGAGATTGCCGAAGGCGGCATCGATGCGCTCAACAAAGCCGACCTGTACGCCGAGATGNGCAACGGGAGCAAGGTGCTNTTNCGNTCNGCNGACAAGCCNGAGCGCCTNCGGGGCACGAACCTTGGCTGGGCGTGGGTGGATGAAGCCGCACTGGTCGGCGAAGACACATGGGACATTCTGCTCGGTCGGCTTCGGCTTGATCCGGGGCGGGCGTGGCTCACCACGACGCCCAAGGGCCACAATTGGGTCTACGATCGCTTCGTAGACAGCCCCGATAAGGAGCACGAGACCGTACGGGCCTCCACGCGAGACAACCCGCACCTGCCCGAGAGCTACGTAGAAAGCTTAGAGGAGCAGTACACCGAGCGCTTCCGCCGGCAGGAGATTGAGGGGGAGTTTATGGAGGCTGAAGGGGCGCTCTGGTCCTTCGCCGACATTCAACGCGACGCTGCGCCAGAGTCAATGGACCGCATCGTCATCGGCGTAGACCCGGCCGGCGGCGGCCCCGACGAGGTGGGCATCGTCGCCGTGGGCAAAGCCGGAGGCCGGGCGTATGTGCTGGGCGACCATTCCATGAAGGGCAGCCCCAACGCCTGGGCCTCAGCCGTGCGGAATGCGTACAAACAGCACAGCGCGGACAGGGTGGTGGCCGAGCGCAACTTCGGGGGCGACATGGTGGAGTCTACCCTACGCACCGCCGCCGTGAATATGCCCGTGGAGGTTATCAATGCCAGTCGCGGCAAGCAGCAACGGGCCGAACCGGTGGCGGCGCTCTACGAGCAGGGCAAGGTGAGCCACCCCGAGCCGATGGACGAGCTCGAAGCACAGATGACCACGTGGGACCCGACCTCCTCCGACGAAAGCCCCGACCGCGTCGATGCCCTCGTGTGGGCGCTCACGGAGCTGGTGCTTGATGAGGCCCGACCGACACTTGCTTTTGCTTGACCAATGGCGATCGAGATGACGCACCTTCTGCTCTGGCTCTTGCTCTACCCGCTCGTGGCCGCCGCCGATGTCGTCGCCCGCGTGCAGGTGGTAGACACCGACGTGGGCCGACTCGACCAGGGGCATGTGGTGGTCTACTGCACCGGAACGCTCATTTTACTCCTTCTCCATTATGTTTGACTGGAGTGCTCGGGCGAACGTGGTGCCCACAACAACGGTCGATACCGGCCAAGCTTTTGGCATTTTTGACCGCGGCCGGCCGACCCAGCGCTCTGCCCGCGAGAGCCTGCGCGGTACCTTCGAGGCGTGCCTGCGGACGCGGGCGCAGCTCTTCGCGCAAGTCGCTACGCCCGACCTTGAGGGGCCTGGCTTCGTCGCGGAGAGGCAAGCTGGGGGCGGCTACGAAGCCGTCGAGCCCACCCACCCGTGGGCGGAGCTACTCCGAGCGCCCTCTCGCTACCGCACGGCCTACGACGTCTGGTACTGGCTCCTGCTCGCCCGCGACCTTATGGGCAGCGCACACGCTCTTTTCGAGGGCGTGCCCTTGGAGCCGCGCGTGCAGGAGGTCTACCCGGCCTGGGGCCGCCTCCAGCCGCAGCCTCGTGATGACGGCGGCGTTGGTGGCTACATCTTCCACCGATCGGATGGGGTGGACATCACGATCCCGGCCGAGGAGGTCATGGAGCTGCGTCGCATCGATCCATCCAGCCCGTACGAGTCACAGGGCCTCGTCGAGTCGCTCGCGGAGTACATCAGCGCCGACCTTGACGCGCAGCAGTATCTCGCGCAGAGCTTTGGCGAGGGGCGCCCGCCACTTTTCCAGGTCACTACTGACGAGGCCGTCGATCCCGAGACGGCGCAGCGATTCGGCGACACCTTTAGGCGTCGGTTCATGGAGGGGAACGAGGTCGCGGTGATGACGCACGGCATGGAGGCGGACTCCTTAAGCATCGACCCCGAGAGCTTTCAGATGCTGGAGGCCCAGGGGCTGACGCACCAGGTGATCTACCGCGTCACGGGCATCCCGCAGGCCTACTTCGACAGCGAGAACGCCAACCGCTCAAACTCCGAGTCCGCCGAGCGGAAGATCCGCGGGGACACGATTCAGCCGCTCCTGAACCAAGCGGCGCAGCAGCTCACCCTTAGCTTTCGGCGCGCATTTGGGGCCGAGCCCGGCGCTCTGCGCATCCGTCCGCCGCGGGCGCTCCAGCCCACCCCAAAGCAGCGAGAGGAAATCCACGAGCGGCGCATTGCCCGCGGCGTGCCCCCCGCTACGATCATGGACGAGGAAGGGGAGGAGCTGCCCGACTCGTATGAGGACTCACTGTCTACCCCCCGTGTGCCGCGCACGCTTCAGGCCCTAGAGGGGCGATCAGGCCAGCCCGAGCCGAGTGGAGAAGCCGCGGCTGACAAAGACATCGCGCTGAATGGCGCGCAGGTGACGGCCGCAAAGGGGATCGTCAACGAGGTGGTCACCGGAAAGCTGGGGCGGTCGAGCGCGAAAAATATGCTGATGATCTTTTTCGGGCTGGAGGCGGCCCAAGCGGATCGGATACTGGAGGACGCCGGCAGTATGTCCCCGCCCGTAGCGGGGGGTGAGGGCGACGAGGGGCGCACCCATTCGGGGGGACTGCACGCGCTGGCGGATTTTCTGTAGCCCCGGCGGAGTCTGCGCCCGGCCGGGGCCACACACGCAGAGTCCTGCAGGCTGCTGGGCGCGCCAGAGCCATGGGCCAGATGAGCGAGGCAATGCTGGATGCGGAGTGGCGCGCCGTAGACGAGCGCAAGCAGGAGACCGAGCCTGCCCTTCAGGAGGCGGCTGAGGCCTACTTCCAGTGGGAGCGGGAGCAGGTGGTTGCCGCCCTGGAGCAGAAGCGGCGCGGGTGGAGGCTGGAGATAGACATCTCCGTCGGCGATCTCCTAAGCATGGTCCGCGCGGCGCAAGAGCTGATCAGCCGACTCAGCGATCCGATGATCGCCGCGATCCGGCAGGGCTTTGAGTCCGGCAAGCTGCGCATCGATGCAGAAGGGCCGCCGTTCGACCCCGAGGCACCCGGCGTGCAGGATGTCGTGAGCCAGGTACAGGACGTGCTGGAGGAGGTGCCCAAGACCAGCCGCGCGCGTCTGTCGGAGATCGTCACGGATGGGTACGCCGAGGGCAAGGATCTGGACGAGGTGATCGACGAGGTGCAGGAGCTCTACCAGGGGGCGACCGAGGACGACGATGGGATGGGGCGCCAGCGGGCAAAAACGATCGCGCGGACGACCTCGACGGCTGCTTTTGAGCGCGGGCAGCTGCACTCCTTCCAAGAGAACGACATCCAGGCAAAGGAGTGGCTCACGACGCGGGACGGGCGCCAGCGAGAAGGGCACGGCGAGGCGAATGGCCAGCGCCGGGAAGCAGGATCGCCCTTTCGTGTTCGGGCCAGCACCGAGCACCCATTCGAGGACCTGCTCCACCCCGGGGACCCTACTGCCAGCGTTGAGAACGTCGTCAACTGCCGGTGCTCGATGCTGCCGGCCTTTGGCGACGAGCAGGACGCGGACACGAGCCCGATCGAGGGTGTCGTTGAGACCGAGGGGCCATCTTGAAACATATAGGTGCACGCGTTCGTCATTGATATTGATTTGCCCAAGCAGATCCCGAAGATGCCCTACTCGATCACCGAAGACGCCCCGGATTGCGACGGATACGCCGTCGTCAAGGACGCCGACGGCGAAGTAATGGGGTGCCACGAGACTGAAGAGGAGGCGGCCGAGCAGATCGCCGCGATCGAGGCGAGTGAGGAGGAGCGGGCAGGGGAGGTAGACACGACACCACCCCAGTACATGCAGGACGCGGCCCAGCGCGGGCTGGAGATGCACGAGGAGGGCAAGGGCGGTGAGGGACTGGAGGGCGCCACCGTACGGGAGGCTCAGCGAATGGCGGCCGGCGAGGACCTGACCGAAGCGAAGGTCCGGAAGGGCAACGCTTTTTGGGGGCGAAACGAAGGCTATTGCAACGATGACGCCAGCGATGCGCAGGTGACAAGCCGCCTCTTGTGGGGTGGCTGCCAGAGCATCGATTGGTTCGACCGCAAATACCAATCATTCGAAGATCCTGAGCGCATGCACCGAGCTGACCCGGAGGATCTATCTACAGGAGACCGCGTCGAGTGGAGCGCCTCGGGCGGCACGGCATACGGAGAGATCGAGACTGTGGAGACAGACGGGACGGTCTCTGCTGAGCCCGAAGGTCCCACCATGGAGGGGACTGAAGACGATCCAGCTTATGGCGTACGCGTCTACCAGCCCGGCGAAGAGGGGTGGGAGGCGTCGGATGTGCTCACAGTTCACCGCGCGGGGGCTTTGACCAAGATTGAGGGCTTCCCCGACGAGGAGGCCGGCGGCATGATGGAAGACGAGCAGCGCGGCTGGACCTCTGATGCAGAGATCCGGATGGCAAGCGACGGGGAGCGGACCACCGTGCAGGTGATGACGGAGGACATCGCGCGGGACGGCATGATCCTTCGCGCCGACGGGGTGGACACCGAGGCTTACATGGACAACCCAGTCGTGCTCTGGAACCACGGCGCCGACCCGCAAAGGGGCGCCGTCCCGATCGCCAAAACGGTCGATATGCAGCGCGTTGACGGCGGGCTCCGCGCCACTGTGGAGTGGGCGGAAGACGAGTTTGCGCAGGAGATCAAGCGGAAGGTCAAGCGCGGCTTTATCTCTGCGGTCTCCTTCGCCTGGAAGACCGAGGAGGCCGAGCAAAAGGAGGTGGACGGCAGGAGTGTGCCGGTCATCTCGCGATCCGATATGACCGAGTTCAGTTTTGTAGGCGTCCCCGCTGACAAGGGGGCGCTCGTGATACAGCGGAGCCGGGACGATCTTGAGTCCCTGGTGCGCTCCGCTGTACGAGACGAAGTCAAGAAGACCCTTGGGACTGCCGCCACGGCGGCCACGCCCCGCACCGACTCCGAGCCCACCGCCACGGCGGGCGGCTCTGCTGAGGTGCAGCGCGATGATACGCCCGACTACGACCTGGACGAGGAGCAGCTCGTCCGCACTATCGATCGTATCATCAAACGTAAAATCGGCAAAGCATAATGTCAGACAACGAAAACAGCACCCTCGAATCCAAGCTGGAAGATATCATCGACGAGCGGCTTGAGGCCGCAGGCGAAGACGATGGGGACGCCACCGATGTGGTGCCCGACTCCGGTGCTCGCGTGAAGACTGACGAGCTGGAGCGGCCGGAGACGCGAGACGCCCAGACCTATCGGCTCTTGAAAAACCTGGCCCGTGGCAATGCTCGCGGCGCCGAGAGCGCAGCCGAAAAGCTGGTCCGAGGCGGCCATTACGGCCGCGAAGTGGCAGAGGAGGCTCGCGCCAGCGGCGACTATTATAGCACGATCGTCGACGCAGACGGGCAGTTTCTCCTGCCGACCGAAGTTCGCCAGACGATTGAAGAGTTGGCGGATCAGGTTGGTGTTGCGCGCCAGGTGGCGAACACCTTCTCACAGATCACCGGCACGATTCGGATTCCCGGCGCAAGCGGGGCAGAGTCCTCTGCGTCCGCGGTGGCCGAGGGCGGCGTGATCACGAGCACGAAGCGCGCCTTCCAGGCGGTAGAGCTGAACCCACAGAAGTGGGCGACGGTCGTGCCCTGGACCTACGAGGCGCAGGTCGAGATGGGCGCCCGCATCCTCCAGGATGTGAACCGCGCGATTGCGAGGGCCTTCGCCGCCGCCGAGGACGACGCAATGCTGAATGGGGACGGGTCCTCCGGGTACAACGGCATCGACGGGATCTTCAGCGGCAATCGGAGCGGCGTCGGCCAGCTTACGCTGGCGTCTGGCTCTACCGCGCCCGAGGACATCGATCCGGATGATATTATTGTCGCCCGGAACGAACTTGACCCTGGCGCGCGCTCGGACCTGACGCTGATCATGCACCCCGACATGGAGGCGGTCTTCCGGACCAAGAAGGATGACAGCGGGGACTACCTCTTCGACTACAACTCCGACGGCGAGGTGGATACGATCAACGGCCTGCCGGTGCGGTACACGGAAGAGCTGCCGGCGACCGGGGATGCGCCCGACACCGACTTCGGCGTGCTCGTGAGTGGGCGCTACTGGCACATGGCGTCGGGCCAGGGCCTGACGACTGAGGAGGCGCGGACCGGGACGGTGAAGGACGCCGACACCGGAGACGACATCAACCTGTTCACCCAGGACCTCCGTGCGCTGAAAGTGCGGTCGTTCTTCGACATGGACGCGAACTTTAATAGCGCGTTCATGAAGTTCACCACTGCCGCCAGTTAAGCCAGCCATGACTGAGTACACCTTCACCCGGCGCGGCGCGAC